TTTTAGTTTAAGTTTACGCATAGCAATAACAATACTCGATGCATAGATAAAGCCTTGTCCGCCCGAGATCTTATCATCTGGATCAAACATATCTTGTGATGCATATGTGTGGTTAGTTGCTAGTAGTCCTACGTTAAATTCACCAAACATGTTAACTGTGTTTCTAACAAGCGATGTTAGTGCTTTGGGCTTACGACCCATATCACCTTTCATATCACCTTTTTGAAACTGATCAACATCGGTAGGTGTCAGTAGCATACCCAATGAATCAACTACAAACAATACTTTAGGACGTTCTTCGGGGTCTTTGTCAGTATACTCTGCTTTATAGTCTTTCATGAAATCACTAACTGTTTTTGCAACATCGTCAATCATACTCATATTAAGTTTAAGCAACTTAGTTTCGTCAGTGTCAACATCTAATGCATGTAGCCACTTTTCGTCAAGTGCGTTTTCGCTGTCAATTAATACAACAAAAATACCTTGATCTTGTGCAGCCTTGATTACATTGCCGCTAGCAATATAACTTTTACCTGCTCCACTTTCGCCAGCTAGCACTGTTACTTTACCAAGAGGAATTCCTTTGGTAAATTCTCCGCTAATCAACTTGTTTAGTGTATAGTTACCAGTCGAAATCCATGTATCCGGATCGTTAAATCCTACACTAAGTCCTGGTACTGCCTTAGTGATACTTTTACGAAATTTACTTACGTCAAACGGTTTTGCCATATTGTGTTCCTTGCATTTATACGTTAATTACCAGTAGGTGCATTACACCTACTGATTTTTTATTAATATTTTTAATGATTATTCGACAGTTTTACGCTGACGAATCATAGCAAGAATATCTGCTGTTTTAGTGTCGCCACTTTCTGCTGACGGAGCAGCAGGTGCAGGTTCTGTCCATCCTGTGTCAGTGGTTGCTTCTGTTACTGGTGCAGGAGTTTGTGCAGCAGGAGCAGGAGCAGGTGCAGACCTTGGTGTATTATTGTTTGAACCACTAACTTGTAATCCTGCAGGTTTGTAGTATTGTCCAAACAAATCTGGGTCATACGGTTGTCCATCAACGCTTGCTTCGAACATTTGATGAATGATTTTTAGTTCAGTTTCGCCTGGTTTTTTAGGAAGAAACTCACTCAAGTCAAATAATCCATGTGCTTCAATTGCTGCACGTTCTTGGCTATCAAGCTCTGACTCTTTACGTGACCATTTGCTAGTGCTATAGTCTGCATAACCACCTTTTTGTGTTTTACTAACCAAAAAGTCTAAGCCAAGATCAAAGTCAGTAGGTAGTTCCTCAATTTCGGTATCCATTAGTGCAGCCTTGATTACATTAAAAATCTGCGGCGAAATAATAAATCTACGGATTGGGTTTTCTGGAGTCTCATCTTCGTTCATTGGGGATTCGCGGACAAATCCTTGCATAATATATCCACGCTTTTTCCAATATTTACGACCCATATCTTCCAGTGATGGATCTTTAAACCACGGACGTACTTCTCCTAAAATAGGACATGCTGTGCCATCGTTATACATTTCAACACATGGAACTTGTACCATTACTGGTTTACTATCCATTTGTCCTTTAATGCCCTGGAAAGGTAGACGAATCATATTACGCTCGACCCAGAAAAAGTCGTTCTTTTCATTGCCGTCTGGCAAGAAGCGTAGTTTTGCAGTTGATCCTTCGGGAATGTTCCAGTGTGCGTAAATAGCACGGTCTCCGCCTTGTGTACTTGAACTAGTACTACCGCGGTTTTCTTGTTGTTGTAGTTTAGCACGAATTTCTGCTAGTGTAGCCATGATGTTTCTCCTATTTTGCCATATTAGCCATGTTGTTTGTATAGTGTTTGCCTAAGTGTTACACTATAGTTTAATGTAACACGACTATTTATACTTGTCAAGAAAAATAGTCAAAAAAATACTCCCCTAAGGGAGTATTTTATTTTATTTAAATACCTGCGTAAGTTTTAATAAGGTTTAAACTTTCTTGGAATAGTGTATCATCTTCTGAATCATCTATTTCTTCTGCTGTAGGTTTCTTTTTTATTGCCTTTTTAATAGCGTTGTCTTTACTGCCCATGTACTCATCACGTGGTGATTCTACTTTACCATCGCCATCATAGTCACTATCAGCTTTTACTTTTAGTTGCTTTTCTGCAATAGCAACTTCGCCATCTTTTAATTCGTTTGTTTCGCTGTTAGCTAGAGCTTGCATTGCTGCTGAGGTCTTTTTAGTTGTCATTAGCTTTTTGGCAATTTCCCCTGCTACTGGCATTTCTGCTGGAGTAAGTTTTTGTCCTTTAGCTAGCTTATCACCGATACGCTTAACTTGCTGAGTTGCTTGTGCGTCACCGCCGGCCATTGCTTTTACAACTTGTTGATTTACTCTTGCTGGTACTGTACCGGATGTACCAACAGTACCAGTTGTTCCTGCTTCAACTATTTCATTAGCCCAATTCTCAAATGCTTCATGGAAACCGCCGCTGCGTTTCTTTTTCTTACCGTATACATCGTCTGGGTCTTTTCTAACTTCTTTGGCATATTCTTCATCGGTTGCTATACGCTTAACATCGTCGATGTATCTTTTAGCTAACATCATTGCTAATTGCTTATCACGCTTATATTCTGGTGTCATTTTTGTGCCAAATGTTTCGCCTTCTTCGCCAACATTAATCATCATGTCACTAGCAAAGTTAGCAACTGCATCTGAATTGCTGCCTATAATACGACTAGCAATATCGGCCATTGCAAATGCTAATAAGCCTTGTGCTGTTTTAAATTGTGTACGTCTTAGCATACCATCTGCTGCTTCGTCTTTTTTCAATACCAATACAAAGTTTGGATCTTTGATTGTCTTTTCAACACTCGGGCTTGCTTCGTCAAGTTTGTGTGCTGTATCTTTGTCCATTTTTGTTTTGTATTTTTTACCGTTAAATGTAAAGTGCGAATCGCCTTTGCGTGCAGCATCAGCGGCTGCCTGGTTAAATGCGTTTTCGTCAACTTCTTCTTCATTCATATTATCACAACGTGATCCTATTTCACGTGCTACATTCTCACGTACTTCTGTGTCTTCTGCTTCATCATGTGGTGATGCTTCTGCTAAGTCTGTAAGCATATTCATTGCTGCGTCAGTTGCACTCATTACATCATGTTTGCCTGTCTTAACCATGTCGCAAGCGGCTTGTACAATTTCTTCTACTTCCTCGTTGCCTTGTGGTGTAAACATTCCATATTCCATGTTACTACTATACTTCCCAGCTGCTGGGTTATAATCCGGTGCGCTCATTGCTTCTTGCTGCTCGTTACTAGATTCTAGTGCACGTTGCACACTTGGTAATAAATCGTCCATTTTTTTGTTCCAAACTTTTACTGTAAATTTTTCTTGTAGTTGTGCTACATCGCTTGCTGTTGTTGTTTCGTTTGGTTTAAACGATTCAGCAAACTGTTTATAATTGTTTACATTTTGCATACGCATAATGTCTTTTCTAATGGATTGGTATGCTTCAACAACACGGTTTCTGATGTTGCTTGCTTCTTCATCTTCCATAGCATGCTTGCGAGTAATTCTAGCAAACTGAGACAGGTTACGCATTTCTTTAACTGTTTCAATAATATGTTGTCCGATGTTGTCGTATGGTGTGCCACCTTCGCTTACATGAACTGTCATTGCCCTAGCACCGTTTAGATAGTTAATTGGAAAACGAAACTTTTCTCCATTACTCTCAATAAAGATACTGTCAATGTGCCTACTACGTGAACCACGCACTTCCTCGTCTACTGTCTTTTTATGGTATACTATTAATGTAGCATTTTCAAACTGTTGTTTACTTTTACGTTTGCTACCGTACATTTTTGATTCTGTAATTTCCACATCTTCTTCCTTGTAAGGTCCGTCATTTTGTTTAATAAAATCAAAGTCTCGACTGTCGAGTCGATCTTTTTGTATGTCACGGGCATCAAACGTTAGCATGTTTTGTTTTGCAAAAAATCTTAAATCTTTAAGAAAACTATACCACCTATTAGGTGAAGTAATATTCTCAACCATGTCATGATTGAAGTATACCTTTAAGCTTCTATTGTCGATTATACTGATACTAACAGTTCCAACAGATTTATTTTTTTCTGTGTATTCAAAAGTAAAGAAACGAGCTTCAGTAGGATCACTTGTAATTTCAGCGTTATCATTACCAATAGTCACAGGTGAGAATTGTGTTCTTAGGTTTTGAAAAAGATCGTTTGCTGTTTTGTTTAATGGTTTCATGATATTTGTATTTATCCGTTATAAAAGAATAAATGGCATAGGCTCAACTACGTCATCTAAACTGTCTTGTAATCGTTTTTGTATCTCTGGATCGTAACTTTGTAATGTTACACTCATACGCAGAGCAAGCACTGTGCTCATTACTAAGTCATCTTTTTCGCCAGGCTTTGCAGCATAACTACTACCAGTAGCAACAAAATGTTTAAGTTCGCCTATTAAAGTCTTACTGTTGATTGACATTCGTTTTGATTCAATGAGATTTTTCATTTTAGCACACGCAGTTAATTTACTTTTATTAGTAGTGTTAAATCCTTTGCGAAATCTTCTAGAATTACCGGGTTTATAAGGTTCGCTTAAAAAAATACCATGAATGTTTTCTTCTCCGATTTCACTAATACTTACTAGTGCAGCTTCGCCTAGTGTGTTGTTCTCTACACTATAGTAAACACTATACTGGTCTTGAATAGCTTCACTAATATATTTGGTTATTTCAGCAAGTATGCGAACTTGCCGTTGTATTGTTGTTTTATTGTGCATCCATTCAGCTACTTGAATCATTTCGGGTAATTGGTATACCTGCAGTGCAGAATTATCGCCACCTGTACCTAAACTTGGATCTAGTGCAACAACATATACTTTTCCTTTTTCTGGTGTTTTCCACCAACGAACTTGTCCTTGTTTTTGCAAAGGATCACTGCCAAACATCTCCATTAATGTTAAACTATTGATTAAAGTTTCGTCAAAGATTACCGGTTCGCATAAGTGTTCACGTTTAAAACGTTCTTCACCTACTCGACTCATTTCTTCTGCTGCCCAAGTTTCGCCGCGATCCGGGTGTTTATCCCACGTAGCAATAAATCCAGCGAAACCGTTAACGCCTAACTTAGTTTCATTACCAAACTCGTCTACACGCTTATTAGCACCCTTCCACAATAACCAAAACTGATCCTCGTCACTGTTTGGTGTACTAGTAATAATGGCCTTACCGCCAGTTGCTAGTGTAGGAGAAATACTAGTCCAGAACTCTTTAGCAATACTAGGACGCACAAATGCAAATTCGTCACAATATA